AATCACTGCGACGAAGGATTCGTTTTGGAAGTTAGATACGAAACCTTGGTGAATGTTAATTCACGAGAAGGCGTACGTACCGCGCAGGAAGAGTACGATGATGTATCTAGAAAAATGATTGACGAACAAGTGAAACAACTTAAGAAAGATTTCAAAGAATTATCGGGCAGAGCGTTGAAAATTAAAGAGTTCAAAAGTGAACGATCAGGGCAATCTCCTTTAAGAGAATCATTTTTAGAGATTATTTCGTTTAATCCGTCTCTTCTTCGAGGAAAATATTACAGAACCATTCAGTACCACATCGAGTAGTCAATGGCTTCCACTCGTAACAGCAAGCAGCTCCAAGTAAAGGAGATCATTCGCTGTGGGAAGGATCCAATTTATTTCTTTAATAAATACGTAAAGATCCAACATCCTACTCGAGGTTCCATTCCGTTCAAAACGTATCCTTTCCAAGATGACTGTGTCAATGACTTCAAATCTAACAGATTTAATATCGTTCTAAAGTCACGACAATTAGGTCTTTCTACGATCACTGCTGCTTATGCAATGTGGATGGTTTTGTTTCACAAAGATAAGAATGTACTCGTTATTGCCACAAAGTTGGCGGTGGCACAGAACTTTATTCGTAAGTGTAAGTTCTTATTAGCGTCATGCCCAAAGTGGTTAGTTCTCCCTCAGATAGTGAAGAATAATTCACAAGCATTGGAGTTCAACAATGGATCAGTTATCAAGGCGATACCTACGTCCGAGGATGCAGGTCGTTCAGAAGCATTATCACTTCTTATCGTGGATGAGGCTGCTTTTGTGCGTAATTTTGATACGCTTTGGACTGGTCTGTATCCCACGCTATCAACGGGTGGTGAAGCTATTATTTTGTCTACGCCTAATGGTGTGGGTGGTCAGTACTATGACCTTTGGGTCTATGCCGAAAAGGGCGAAAATGTTTTCAATCCGATAAAATTACCGTGGGATGTGCACCCAGAAAGAGACGACGCATGGTTCGAAAATGAAACAAAGAACATGTCTCAAAAACAGATCGCACAAGAATTATTATGTGACTTTGCTGCATCGGGAGAGACGTTTCTTAGAGTAGAAGACATCGAATACATCCGAGAGTGGATACAGACACCAGTTGACAGATGGGGCCCGGACATGGGTGTTTGGGTATGGCAGTATCCATTGACGGAAAGAAAATACGTAATCTCTGCAGATGTTTCTAGAGGAGATGCAACCGACTATTCGACTTTCCATGTGATCGATACAGAAGCAAGTGCCATCGTGGCAGAATACCAAGGAAAACTACCTCCAGATAGATTCGCACAGCTCCTTGCAGAAGCTGGTCGAAGATACAATGATGCTCTGTTGTGCCCTGAAAATAATTCGTATGGGTACGCTGTGGTCATGAAATTAAACGAACTTGATTACCGTAACTTGTATTTCCAAAACGACAAAGATAGGTATAATTACATGTACGGTGATAAAGACATCGGCAAAATCGGGTTTCAGACTAACTCTAAAACTCGAGCACAAATACTGACGAAATTGGAAGAAGTGTTGAGAACCAAACAAGTGAAGATTCGTTCCAGTCGGTTATATGAAGAGCTAAAAACCTTTGTATGGAAGAATGGAAAAGCGCAAGCAATGAGAGGGCAAAACGACGACCTGATCATGGCTCTTGCGATAGGCGTTTGGCTCTATGACACCTCACCCCAGTTATCAAAAACAGGTACCGACATAAACAAAGCAATGCTCGCAGCATTCGCTGTTAATTCTACAGCGAAAGAAGATACTGTTTTGGATCAAGGCGGGACTAAAATTCAACACCAACGAAAATCCGTCACATTTCCCGGCTCATCGAGCCCTTGGGGAAATTTTGATTGGCTAAAATAATGACTAACGTATAATTATTGGTTAGTTAGAGGTATGACATGGCAGAAAGAAAAACTCCAGACAACTTATTCCAGCGACTTACGAAACTCTTCCGTTCAGGACCGAGTGTCAAGCGTCGCATCAAGAATTATTCAAAAGCTGATAAGAACGCCTCGTCTGCTGTGGAGCTTTTTAAGAAAGCTCATTCAGACGTGTACAATAGCACTCTTTCTGCTTATGGGACTTTTGACCGCATGGCTCGGTATAGTGATTTTTCTGAGATGGAATCTACCCCCGAGATTGCTAGCGCCTTGGACATCTACGCAGAAGAAACATGTTCGCAAGACGCAGAAGGAAGAGTCCTCCACATTCACTCCAACAATCGAAAAGTAAAAGAGCTATTAGAGACGTTATTCTACGACACTCTGAATGTGAACTTTAATATGGTGATGTGGACACGCAACTTGTGCAAGTACGGTGACTTCTTCTTATTTAATGATGTATCACCCGAGTTTGGCGTAATCAACGCATACCCCATTCCCATTACAGAGATAGAAAGAGAGGAAGGTTTCGATGCAAATGATCCTTCAGCAGTTAGGTTCAGGTGGATAACGCAAGGAAATACCATCTTAGAAAATTGGCAAATCTCACACTTTAGATTGCTAGGTAACGACGCATTTCTTCCGTATGGATCTTCAGTTCTCGAAGCTGCACGTAGGATTTGGCGGCAGCTTATTTTAATTGAAGATGCCATGATGGTGTATCGTGTAATTCGATCTCCTGAAAGAAGGGTATTCTACATTGATGTAGGTAACGTACCTCCCGAGGATGTTGCTAATTACGTAGAGCAAGCAAAACAATCTCTAAAAATGAACAAAGTGGTCGGAGCTGAAAAAGGCAATGTGGATTTACGATATAACCCGATGGCAGTGGATGAAGACTACTTTATTCCCGTTCGTGGCGGTGACTCTGGAACACGAATCGATTCGTTATCAGGTGGTCAAAATACTTCTGCTATCGAAGATGTTGAATACATACAGAAGAAACTTTTCGCCGCTCTCAAGATCCCGAAAGCGTATCTTGGGTACGATGAAGAAGTTGGATCGAAGGCAACACTTGCACAAGAAGATATACGATTCTCTCGATCGATTGCGAGAATCCAGAAGACAATCATCGCTGAGCTCAATAAACTTGCGATGATTCACCTTTATGCACACGGATTTGATGGAGAAGAGCTTCTTGAATTTTCTTTGGCACTGTCCAATCCATCGTCACTTGCGCAACAACAAAAGCTTTCTCTTATCGAACAGAAATTCAGTATCGCAGGAGCAGCGCCTGAAGGAATGGTGTCCAAAACGTGGATCTATCAGAATATATTTGGATTCAATAGAGACATCATCGAACAAATCCACACAGACCTTATACGAGAGAAACTCGAAGCTGCCGAGGTCGAAGGAGCTGGTGCTGAAGAAGGTGGCGGAGATGACGGTGGCGGAGGCATGTTCGACGTCGATACACCTACAGGCCAAATCTTAGATGGTGATCGTCCTACATTCTCCAGTTCGCTTGGAGAAACAGACGAATTGGACTTCGATGAACCCAGCGAAGATGATTATCTAGATTTAGAAAAAATAGCCAGTGGGATTGATCCAGATGGTGTCACTCCTAGTTCTTCTGTCAGAGGAGTCTTTGGAAATGACATCGCATCGAAAAGAGACAGGGCCGTAAAATTTGGGCCAGAATCGTTGCACATGCCTAATTTAGGTAACATGATTTCCAATTCTAGACCACAAGACACGATGAACGACCCATACGATGCATCATGGATCAGGAATTGGGGCAAAAGAACTCAGATGGAAACAAAGCAGCAGCGATTGGCAGATGTTATCGCAGGAATGGATTCAGGAATTAAAGACATCGTTCCACCTACGATAAAACCCCACTTAGATTTTGTTACACAAAGAATGTTAGAGCGTATGGACTCAAAGTTAGGTATACAAAGATTAATGACAGAACAGAAAACGTATGACACATTAATTGAAGAACATTATGACATCGACATGGATGAGGAGAACGACGATGACTAAAAGATCCCACAACAAAAAACGAAATGTCGGGATTATCTACGAACAATTGTTATCGATCATAGCGATTGGATTGGTAGAGAACGACAGTAAATTATCTGAACAAGCCAAAAGAATTATCAAAAGATTCTATAAAGAAGGAACAGAATTATATCGAGAACATCGATTATTCAAAGCTCTTATAGAACCCGAGATCAAAGATGGGTCTCTTGCGACCAAAATACTTGGAGAAGCTAAGAAAGCTGCAAGAACACATAATGTATCCCGATTAGAGCGTGAAAAATCTAGACTAATCAAAGAAATTAATCACACGTTTGGTAAAAATTTCTATGGTCAACGTATTGATAATTACACCGACTACGCTACGATACAAACGCTCTTAAATGATTGGAGAGCCGGAAAAGAAGCAGACTTCAGCCGAGTGACTCTTTACGAGAGCAAAGCTCATGAGATTCTCACAAAAGAAAAAACAAGAACCACGTTTCTTAACGAGCATGACAAGCAGGTTGATAATTTAGTTGTGAAAGTGATGACAGATAAGTACAACGACAAGTACGGAAAACAATTGACGGATGTTCAGCAAATGTTAATAAAACAGTATGTTTTCGCTGAGAACGGTGATTCTACCGGGTTTCGAAACATGCTTAAGAAAATAAAAGAGAACGTCCTTCACGATCTTGGAGTTTACTCTGGATCATGTGAAAATACACACGTTGCTAGCAAAATTAACGAAGTAAAGGAAGATATAAGATCCTTGAACATAAATACTCTTGACGATCAAACAATGACTCGTTTTCTAACGTTGTGTGACCTGTCAGAAGAGTTGCGGAGAGAATAAATGAGCGCACTTAAATTAATAACTGAATGGTCCGCGTGGGAATACGACAAAGAGAAGACACTTACAGAAGCCTCGACCAATGGCGGTAAGTACATTATGCGTGGTATCCTACAAAAAGCGAATACTCTAAACCAAAACGGTCGTGTGTATCCTATCGACATCCTTGAACGTGAAGTTCGTAACTACCAAAAGTTCATTGCAGAAAACCGAGCATTGGGTGAGTTGGATCATCCCGATTCTTCTGTGGTAGAATTAAAGAACGCATCTCACATCGTGAGAGAAGCTTACATGCAAGGTGACATCTGTTACGGGACAGTCGAGATCTTGGATACGCCCTCTGGTAAAATCCTTAAGTCTTTAGTCGATTCCGGCGTAACACTTGGTATCAGTTCACGTGGTGTGGGTTCTACTCGAAAAGAAGGCGACTATCAGGTCGTACAAGACGACTTTCAACTGATCTGTTGGGATTTCGTGACAGAACCGAGTACACCGGGTGCATTCATGATGAAAGAGGGACGTGAAATTAACGAATCAGACCTCAACAGACACTTTACTAAGAGCGACAGGATCGATAGAATATTTAATGATATCATGTCATGGAGGAAAGAATAATGTCAGGTTATTACGATAAAGACCGAAACCCAAACGGATACATGGGACTTAATGCAACAGCGCAAGGTACGATGGGACATCCTTCCCCACATTTAGGAAACACTGCAGAATACTTAGTGTCTGGGTGGCCTTACACAAAAGATTTCACTGCAGGTTCAGCAAGTGGAGATTATACAGAGGCGATTGCATTTGCGTATGTCACTAAGTTTATCACAATCACAGCTATTGGTGGAAACGCAACAGTTTCTATAGAAGGAGGAGCTAACTTCACTGTTTATTCCGGAACAACTCAAAAGTTTGAAGTGAAGGCAGTCAATGTGTCAGTGACAGTGAGCGAAACAGATGGTTTTCAATTAGTCGCGGGATTGACGAATATTCCAAGAAGTCAGTATCCTACAAGCCTTGGCACTCTCGCTAACGTTACATCAACAGTAGGATAAAGAATAGGAAGTTAAGTTATGGCAAAAGTTTCACGTTCAGTTTTGAAAGAAATAGTTAAAGAATGCTTGTTAGAGATTTTGTTCGAAGGTATCGATTCGGAGCCAGGGTATGATGAAGAGCCGATAAGGGAAGCACGTCGAAGGCGTGCTCCCCGTCCTTCTCCAAAAAGAGATTTGGCTGCAGCAGTTGCAGAAAGAACGCAACAAAGAGAACCTAGAAGAAGACCCAAAAACGAATATGTGGATTCAGCAGTAGGCGAATTAACAGATGACCCCATGATGGCGTCTATCTTTGCGGATACTGCGCAGACAACCCTTCAAGAACAAAGAGAAAGTCGAAGACCTCCTGCTGATAGGGCCGCCGCTGCAGTCGATCACGTCGATGACATGCAAGATTTGTTTGCAGGAGCGAATAATTGGGCAGCAATCGCTTTCAACGAAGTAGATAAATAGGAAGGATTTCAACCTACCTCTATAATTAGATTTGATCGATTATCTAAAGGAGATTTCCAATGAGAAGAAATATACGTCGAAATCGCACAAGTTCACGAGCAAGAAAAATTTCAGCTCTGGAATTACGTAGATTAGTTATGAAAGAAGCCGCTGAACTCAGCGGTGAATTAGAAGATATTGAGTCAGTTAGCGCCGAAGAAGTTGATGCGGATGGCTACGCAGACACCCTCGAATCAGACATCGATATGTACAAAGCAATGAAAGTTGAAGAAACTAAGTTGCGACGTCAGTATCGAAAAATGATGAAAGAAGCTCGTAGAGTACGCAGAAATAAACAGCTTGCAAAGAAGAAAATTCTTCGTAGGCTTGACAAATAGGAGATAACGAATGGCAAATCACAGACAAATAACAGTCGAGCCTGACGAAAACCAAACAGCATCTGGTTCAAAAGCGAATAGAGCAGCATTAAAGTCTATGTTCGCTAGTGCACCTTACTTCAATGACTATACGAAGGAAGCGGTGATGGAATTGAGTCAAGCACTTTTGTTAGATGGTGAAGTAAACGACATGGGACATACCTTCGGATCAGTTTCTAGAGATTACACAGATGCTCCAGACTACGCTGATGTCGAAACTGGAGGAGCTGGTCTTCCTGCTTCTGCTTGGGTACCAAACCCTGCGTCACCTACGGACGGAGTAAACAACCCAGGATCTATTCCTGAAGCTCCCGATGGATACGGTACTACACCTGCTGACAACTGGGGTAACGGTGTTGGATCACAACTTTCACCAAAAGCTTCATCTGCAGCGATCAGTTCGCAAAAGATTGGTGATCTACCCTCTAATCGCTCGAGCTAATTAAATGAAACCTTCGAAGGTGTCGATTGGTGGTGGAAATTTTCCAGCATCACATGGAGACGGTAGAGGCGACCTGGGATACGGTCGCCTCAATCCGTCTTATCACGTTCCCAAGCAATTAGGCCGGTCCGTGTATCCATACATCGAAGCCCAAGATGATCTTGAGGATGTAGAAACTTTTCTAGAAGAGGAAGAAGAAGAAGAATTATGGGATCGAATGGAAGCTCCCTCTGGATACGATCCAGGCGGCGGACATTACGATCCCTTCTCTTTTGCAGGTTCCAACACATCCTTACACGGGCCTTCTCACATTGGCGAAAACTTTGCGAAGAACTCGATGGTGCCGTTTCCAGCGATGCACAAAAATCGAGGTGCTTCGACAGTGGGCGGTACAAGAGTTGGGACTGCTAGAGGCGAAGGAAGTACAATGGCTGCAACCATCGATACTGGCGATCGCTGGGGATGGAGTAATCCCGTCTACAAAGAAATTGATACAGATTTAGAAAACGAGTATAATTACACACTAGAAGATGTCGCATCTGACGAAGAAGATGCGCTTCGAGAATGTATACGCCTTATTCTGTTGGGGAAACTATGAGCAAAGGGTGCAATTTTTCTGTAAAACGTAATGCGCGATTAGCAGGAAAAAAATCAGAAGAAGAACAAAATAACATTTTGATCAAAAAATTCTTACGTAAGTGGAAACAATCTGGTATTTTGAAAGAAATCAAAGAGAAATCTTATCCTCAAACAAGAGGAATGAAGGCACGAAAAAAGCGATACCTTGGAAAAAGAAGGAATAATCGCAAGTCTAGCCGATAATTAACAAAGTAGAAAGTTTAGTTTATTAATTTAATGACAGGGAGTACCGTAGATGAGTAGTTTATACAAAGACGCCATCGCTGATGCCCGAAAGCTTAGGGAAACAGCGGAGCAGAACGCCAAGAATCGTATTATCGAAGCGGTCACTCCGAAACTTCGGAGAATGATCGAAAGACAAATCTCAGAAGGAGACGACGAATTAGTCGATGATGTAGAATCTGAGCTATTGGATGCCCCAGATGCGATGGACATGTTAGACCAAGAAGATGACTTCGAACCTGCTGCAGCTGAACCAATGGATTTAGCGCCAGGATCGATGGATGTTGATTCTGATGGTCTAGCTTCTATAGAAGTTGTGCCTGACGAAGTAGAGGCAAAAGAATACGAAGATGAGTCACAAAACAAATCTGTTCATGTGAACATCACAGTCGAAGGAAGAAAAAATTATCTTCTAAGACATCGTGCAATACGTTTAGTTAAAGCGTTAAGTGAAGCAAAAACTCGTAAACAGCGACAAAAAATTCGTAAAGAATTGGCAATTTTGCGAGAAGCGCTTATAATTACAGAAAACAGCCAAAACGTCAGGCTGGCAAAAAACATAAAAGTTATCTTAAAGGAGAGTACTATGAGACGACGTAGAAATAGCTGGTTATTCGAAGGTGAAGATGGTCCAGCAGAAGAAGTCGAATTTGGGGATGCCGATCTCGACGATGGCGGAACTGAAGACAGCGAAATGGGCGGTGGAGATGCTGCAGAAGACATGAGTTTATCTGATCTTTTGTCCTTAGCTGCTGAAAAAGCAGACGAATTAGAAGAAGGTGGAGACGACGATGATTTCGATATCGAACTCGACGATGATGAGCCTGACTCTGATGAAGATGATGCAGGTGATGAAACATACGAGTATGATGCGGGTGACGAAGGTTCTTCTAGTTCAGCAGGTTCTTCCTCAAGATTGTCCGAAACAGACGAAGATGAGTGTGGAGAAGCTGATGAGATGGGAGACGAATCTGATGACAATGATGAAGTTATTGAAGTAAACGAAGCAATGTTGCGACGTGCTCTTGGTGCTTCTCGCAGAAGACGTCCTTCTCGTAGATCATCTCGAAGAGTTAATGAATCACGCAGAGCTCGAATCGCTCGTGCACGACGTCGTAGACGTTTGGCTGAAGGTGAAGCTAAAGCAATGGCTGGTCACTTCGGCGGTGGAAAAGCAGGAAAAGAAATGTTTGTCGATGTTGACGAAAACACCCTTCTTAATGCTCTTGCAGAAGAATTAGGATCTTATCCAAGTGTATCTGGTGGCCAAGCCGCGGCAAAAGCAAGTCACTTTGGTGGTGGTGCTGTGAAGAAAGGAGCTGTTATGGAAGCTCGCGCACATCGCAAAACTAAGAGATCCCTCAAAGAAGCGAAAAGAATCGCTAACAAGAATGCTCGTGTAGCTAAGGCTGCAAAGGCAGAATTAAAAGAATCAAATCTATTCAATGCGAAATTACTGTTTGTCACTAAATTACTACAGTCGCATTCCTTGAACAACAAGCAACAGCGTGCTATTATCGAGGCTATGGACAATGCCAAGACCCAACGCGAAGCCAAGTTGCTTTTCACATCTTTGAACGAAAGCTTGAACAATAAAGTTCGTCAGAATAGTTCAAGTTCACGTTTAACAGAAAACCGTTCAAGAACCGGTAGTTCTAGCAGATCACTCCAGTCGGGACAGGCGCCCCGCAACAATGGTGTTGAGTTAGATCGTTGGGCCGTTCTTGCTGGACTTAAAAAATAAACCTTAATTCAATATAAAAGGAGACGATTATGTCGTT